CGACTGTAAACAACGCAGTGCTAAAGATACAAAGTGGATCTCACGCAGTGTTTATGAAAATCTATTCGTGCATTACTTAGAAAATATCGTAAATGGTGAAGAACTAATCAATTTAGATATTCACATACCACCAAAGATGCTAGATTCTATTGATGAAGCCATAGACTTAGATACAGGATATACCGATGATTGAAAAAGTAGTTGATTCAGTAACAAATGTAGTTAGTAAATTAGTACCAGATAAAGATTTACAAGCAAAATTAGAACATGAACTTAAAACAGAATTACACAAAGCAAACATGGCTCAACTTGAAGTCAATAAAATTGAAGCAGCCCATAAGTCTTTATTCGTCGCAGGTTGGCGACCTTTTGTTGGTTGGGTCTGTGCTTTCGCTTTGGCATATCACTTTATTTTTCAACCAATCATGGTATTTACCATATCTCTTTATGGGCTTGCAATTACACTACCAGAATTTGATATGGGTTCTTTAATGACTGTACTAATGGGTATGCTTGGCTTGGGTGGTCTTAGAACTTTCGAGAAAGTAAAAAAAGTAAACAGAGATAAGTAATGCCTAAGAAAACTAAACTACAGTTCAGCAAAGGACACGAGCCGACAGCAGGTGCAAATGGTAAAAAAACTTGTCAGGGTCGTAGAAACTTTAGCACATCTACCCTTAATAAACACAAAAGAAGAAGTTATAAAAAATACAGAGGACAAGGCAAATAAGCTACAATAAGTCATGGCACACTTTAGACAGCAAATCAGAGAACGGGTAGCAACCACACTTACAGGCTTAACTACAACTGGCTCTAATGTTTTTCAATCTAGGGTTTATCCACTAGAAAATACTAAGTTACCTTGTTTACTAATTTATACTAGAGAAGAATCATCACAGCCTTTGGCTATGAATCCACCAAGAAGCATAGAAAAGGTTTTACAGTTAGTGGTTGAAGCCTATGTCAAAGCCAACACCAACTACGATGATACTATTGATACTATATGCCAAGAGGTTGAAGAAGCATTATTTACTAATAGATTAATTAACAATCTAGCCAAAGACAGCTTTTTAGTTAGTACAGAAATAAATTATAATGGAGATGGTGATAATCCACTCGGAATTGTTGTAATGACTTTTGAAATCGCTTATCATCATACAGAAGGAACTTTAGAATAATATTATGGCAACATTTAAAGGCTCAGACGGAATAGTAAAAGCAGGTGGCACAGCCATCGCTGAAATTAGATCATTCTCTGTAGAACAAACAGCAGATACCATTGAAGATACCAAGATGGGTGATTCTGCTAGAACTTATAAACCATCATTAACATCATTTACAGCTTCTATTGATGCTATATTTGATGACACCGATTCAGTTCAAGAATCATTGACCATTGGTGCTGAATTAGCTTTCTTGTTTCAACCTGAAGGCAGCACAACAGGCGATTACCAATTATCAGGTTCAGGCATTGTGACAGGCATTAGTCAATCACAATCATTTGATGGATTAGTTGAAAGGTCATTCACAGTACAGGGTAATGGTGCATTGACTGTCGGTACTGCATCTTAATATATGAAAGCAATAGAACGAGCTAAAGCTCATTTTGATAGCTTAGATATCAAAAAAATCAGTGTTCCTGAGTGGGATATGGATATCTATGCCAAGCCACTCAATCTTTTTGAAACTAAAAAATTAATGAGATATGCCAACGATGATTCTGTTGAAATGTTGGCTTATGTTGTCATGCTTAAAGCTTTAGACGAAAAAGGCGAACCATTATTTACACTTGAAGATAAAAAAGACTTAATCAACAATGTTGATAAAGATGTTTTAGCAAGAGTGGCGAATGAGATTATGAGCCAACAAAATCAAGATTCCGTAAAAAAAAATTAGAAGAAGATAACAACACCTTCAATCAGCTTTCTTTAGCTGAATGTCTTAATAAAACTTTAGCCGAAATCCAACAAATGAGTATTGAAGAATACCAATTATGGATAGCTTACTTTAAAATAAAGGAAGAAAGACACAAAAATGGCTAAAGAAAAAATCAACATAGTTCTGCAGGGTATCAACAATACCCAAAAAGCATTCAATGATATCAAAAGAAATTTAGATAAGTTAGATCGTCAGACCAAACTTTTACAAAAAGGTTTAGGCTTGGCTGCTAAAACTACAGCAGCATCTTTCACAGCAGTTTCAGTAGCAGTAGGCTTATCAACAGCAAGAATAGATAAATTAGTAAAAACCTCAGAAAAGCTAGGTGTCGGCACAGAGTTTTTGCAAAAATTCAGGTTTGCAGCCGAACAAGTTGGTATTAGGTCTGAAACTGCTGATATGGCATTGCAAAGATTCAGCAGGAGAGTAGCTGAAGCTAGAAAAGGCACTGGTGAAGCCAAAGACACATTAAATGAACTAGGTATAGCATTATTTGATAGCTCAGGCAGAGCTAGAGATATCGAAGATGTAATGTTTGATGTTTCAGATGCAATGGCTAATACTAAAGATGCTTCTGAACTTGTTAGGCAATCATTCAAATTTTTTGATTCAGAAGGTGTCGCTTTAGTTGCACTTATGAAGAATGGCTCAGATGCCATGAAGGAATTTTTTAACGATGCTGAAAATCTTGGTGGAGTTCTTTCAAGAGATGCAGCTAAAGGAGTTGCTGATTTTGCCGATGAATTTACTAGAGTAAAAACTGGTATTAGAGGTGTCATTGACCAATTTACAGCAGGATTAGCTCCTATACTTGAACAAGTATCTGGTGACTTTGCACAATTTGTCATTGACCTTAACAAAGATATAGAGAAGCTAGGTTTTGAAAGTTTAGGTGATTATCTTGCAGTCGAATTTATTGAAATTATCAAAAATGTCATAGAGGTTTTTGGCATATTTAGTAATACTATTATCAGCATTATAAATAGAACAAGAAACTTTGCTGCTTCATTCGGTTTAATCGATGTAACAATATCTGAAGAAAATATAGAAAGAATAAAAGAGCTTGAAAGAGCAAGGGATTCATTGCTCGAAAGTAGAGGAAAAAGAAAAAGCAGCAAGCCAGAGGAATTCAAATTCTTAAGATTAATTGAAGAAGAAATTAAGAAATTAAACACTATGGAGCAAATCCAACCTTTTGATGTTGAAGGTACTTTAGCTTATATTGATAGTGTTGCCGAAAGAGTATCAGAAAAAACAAATGAAGGTACTGGAACTGTAATTGCAGATGCTGAAGACAAAGTTTCTAGGTTTGCAAGAACAGCCGAGCAAGCATTAACCAATTTCAAAAAAGAAAGCATTGAAGGCATGATGGTTAAGGGTTTTGAAGATGCTTTCAAATCTGCCGAAGATGCTTTGCTAAACTTTGTGCAGACTGGTAAACTCAACTTCAAAGACCTAGTGCAATCTATCATCGCTGATTTAGCTAGAATACAAATAAGAAAGTTCTTAACAGGTGGCGATGAAGGCGATAAGGGTTTTAATCTTCTGGGTAAAATTGGTGATTTATTTAGGGCTGATGGTGGTGCTGTCAAGGGTGGACAACCATACATAGTTGGTGAAAGAGGTGCTGAACTTTTTGTGCCTAATTCATCGGGTCAAATTATAACTAATGAAAACACCAAAGGCATGATGCAAAAACAACAACCAGTAAGTGTCAACTTCTCAATTCAAGCTACCGATGCTAGTGGCTTTGATGAATTATTAGTGTCAAGAAAAAATCAGATCGTAGCCATGATATCCCAAGCTATGAATCAAAAAGGTAAGGTAGGTTTAATCTAATGAGTGGTGCATTTCCAACAACTAAAAAGCCTAGAGTGTACAATTTCGCTTCTAACAGACCCAATAACACAGCCTATACCTTGAGTGGCAAAAGATCAGTCAAACAGTTCTCAGCTCAATATTTTAGCTTCAGTGTGCAAATGCCACCGATGAATCAGGCTGACTTTCAAGCCTTTTATGCTTTTTTAGTTAGTCAACAAGGGAGCTTTCAAACTTTTACTTTTGAATATCCATTAGACAATCAAGGTGCTGATAAAGGCGAAACAGATATTTTAGTCAATGGAGCTTTATCTATTGGTTCTAGCAGTATTGCTATGGATGGCTTTAATGCTTCTACTACTGGTGTACTCAAAGCTGGTGATTTTATTAAGTTTGCTAACGATACTAAAATATACATGGTCACAGCCGATGCTGATTCTAATGCTAGTGGCGAAGCCACTATCGCTATTGAGCCACCATTGCAAGATGCAGTAGTTAATAACGAAGCAGTCACAGTAAATAAACCATCTTTTAAAGTAGCACTCATGCAAGATGACTTGTTATATAGCACCGATGCTAGTGGTTTTTTTAGTTTATCTTTTGATGTTAGAGAGGTGTTGTAATGGCAAGGACTTTAAGTTCTAACATACTGACACAAATACAAGCAGAAGGTGTTAGAATTGTTCATCTTTTAAAATTAGATACATCTACAGCTATCAAAGCCACCAACCATGTCAAAGATTTAAGTTATGATTCCAATACTTATGAAGCTGGTGGCAACTTCATGGATATATCAGAAGTCCAAGAAACAGGTTCATTAGAATACTCTAACCTCAATGTCAGCTTAAATAATGTCACCACAACTGTTAGAGATATATTTAAAGCACAAAACTATATAGATAAAACAGCAACAGTTTATATTGCTTTTTTAAATAGTGACGAAACCATTTTAGATGCTTACGAATATTTCAAAGGCACAATCGCTAGTGCCAATCTAGCAGAATCTAATCAGGGTTTTGTGATTAATTTAGAATTAGCTTCACAATTTAAAAACTGGGAAATAAAAAAAGGTCGCAAGTTTACTCAAGCATCACAAGATGCCTACACAGATCGTAATTCCTTAAGTGCTGACAAAGGTCTTGCCTTTGCCCATGAAACTAATGAATCAGTGAGGTGGAATAGATAATGTTTAATAAATGGAAAAAAACAAAATCATATCTATTTAATAAGCTAGGCGAACTACCTATGGGTGGTGGTTTTAGTCCAAGCCCTGTTGCTACTATTTTTATGGCTATTGGAGCTGTCTTCAATTTCTTAGCAAAACCAGCAGTACAACTAGGCTTGTTCGTTGCACAAGGTGTCTCAGCACACAAAGCAGCCATGAAAGCCAAGCGAACTGGTGCTGAAATACTATTGCAAAAATATGGCACTGGTGCTGGTATGCCAGTCATCTACGGAACACGCAGAGTAGCAGGGACAGTTGTGTATATGAACACAACCAACAATAAAGAATTGTTTGTGGTTTATGCCATAGCAGGACATGAGATAGATAGCTTTGATTTAGAATCTTTGCAGATAGATGGTCGCACCATCAAAGATACTAAAATCTATCGTCAAGGTTACGACATCTCTGATGGTAGTACCAGAATCAATTTTAGACCTAGTGGTGAAACAAGAGCATCTGGGACTTTTTGGGGAAACACATCTACTGAACGAGCTAATATAACAGGTGGGGCTAACACTGGCGACAATGCCAGAATGACCTTTAACTGTCATAAAGGAACAACAACCCAAGCTGCTGACCCAATGTTGGAAGGCATTATTAGTGAGTGGACATCAAATCACAAACTCACAGGCATCACTTACATAGCTGCTAATTATGAATATGACATACAAGGGATGTTCACTGGCATCCCAAATCTAACAGTTGTCGTTAATGGTAAGAAGGTCTACGACCTAAGAACAGCAACTACAGGCTTTTCATCCAACCCAGCCTTGTGTTTATTAGATTACCTAACAGATAATGAATATGGTAAAGGTCTAAGTTTGTCTGATGATATTGATAGCTCCTCATTTAGCACAGCAGCCAATGATTGCGATACCTCAGCAGATACCATTACCCACAGCAGCATCGTGGTGGAGAACGCAAATACTAACACCGATAGGCTCATCATAGCCAATGCGAATGAAGATGATTACAACAATTTCAAAGTCGGTAATAAATTCACTATTAGCGATGGTGTTACTACCTATGTTTCTGATAAAAAACTCATAGATAAAGATACATCTTTGATAGATATTGATGGCACAAATCCAGTAGCAACTTTACAACTGACATTTGAAACTGGTGCTGTTGGCACAGCTATCACATCCAATACTGCTTGTACTTTTACCGAAACACAGATTAGATTTGATTGTAATGGTGTCCTTGATACAGATGAAACTGTCTTAGAAAACACCAAGCTATTAGTTGCTAATATGCGAGGTATCTTTACTTATACCAATGGCAAATACAGTATTAAAGTAGAGGGTACAGAAAGCTCAGTAGTTAGTTTAGATGAAGACGATATTTTAGAATCTGGCATTACTTTATCGTTAGAAAACAAAGAAGCTAAGTACAACAAAGTAGAAGCTGAGTTCTATAACGCACAGAAGAAATACGAAACGGATACTACTTATTACACAGGCGAAACTAGCGACACTTTCTTAAGTGACGATGGTAACGAAGTCTTAGAAACTAGAATCCAGCTACCATTCTGTACTAATCAACGCATAGCTTATAACCATGCCAAAGCTATGCTCAAAAGGTCACGATCACAAAAGACTATTTCTTTTGTTGCGACACCAAAAATTCTCAAAGCTAAAGTTGGTGAAGTTATATCTGTGACCAACAGCAACTTAAATCTATCTAGCGAACAATACCGAATCACAAACATGGTCATCAACCCTGATCTCAATATCAGTGTCAACGCTATTGAATATCAAACAGCTATCTATGGTTATGTCACCCCACCAAATGAAGAGATAGGTATAGGGCAAGACCCAGTCATCGGTAACAGAGTAGAAGCACCAAGTAGCTTAACTTTCACTAACAAAAACTCAACTACAGGTGAAGCAGCTAAACTAACTTGGACAGATTCAACCAAATACCCAAGCTATGAGTTTAGGGTGCAAATTGTTGATACTGGTGGTAAAACCAGATACGACAGAAGGGTACAAGACACATATTTTTATTTAGATGGTATTTCTGTAGCAAATGGTTATACAGCTAAAGTTTCTGCTATTAATACATTAGGCATTGAATCAGCGACTACAGACATCAATGTCAATGTCACCACAGCACCAGTCACAACACCAGACATAGAGCAAGGATCTATCGGTGGTTTTAACTTCACTGCCACTAAAATGTACTACGGCACAGCAGGCAATTTTAACAATACCGATACAGCAGTTTACTTTGATAATGCAGGGCAGTTTTCTTTAAAAGATAAGTTGTCTTGGAATGGCACAACGCTAAACATCTCAGGTAACTTGACTGTCGAGAACACCATCACAGCAGATAAAATCACTTTAGGTGGCACAGCATTGGATAGTATCTTCTCATACAATGGTGTTACTACAAATTTAAGTCTCGGTGGTTCTTTGACAGTTAGTGGTGATATTTCAAACTTTGGTGCAACTGCTGAATTTGGAACTGTAACTGTAAGTGATGTCATACAAATAGCTTCAGATTTATCGCCATCAACTACGACTAATGCTCTCTATAATCAATCTGGCACACTCTACTGGAATGGCAATCAAGTCGGTGTTGGTGCAATCAACTCTGTTACCAATATGGCAGACAACAGAGTGCTGACTGCTTCTGGCTCTAACTCAGTCAATGGTGAAGCCAATCTAACCTTTGATGGCTCTACATTAGATGTAAATGGCAATATTAACATTACAGAATTTATTAAACACAGAGGTGATGCTGATACTTACTTACAATTTACCGATGATGATATAAGTTTGTTTGCAGGTGGTGTTGAATTTATTTCCATGAATGAAGCCACAGAAGATACCATTACCTTGCACCAAAACACAACAGCAAGTGGCAATTTAATTGTCACAGGCGATCTCACAGTCAATGGCTTAACCACAAGCATCAACACTACAGACCTTAATGTTGAAGATAAAAACATTACCCTTAATTACTCCACAGGTGACAGTTCAGCCAGTGCCAATGGGGCAGGTATCACCATCCAAGATGCAGTCAATTCCACAACAGATGCCACCATCTTGTGGGATGCCACCAATGATGAGTTTGATTTTTCTCATACAGTAAATATCACTGGTGGTTTATCTTTATCTGCTGATGCTACGTTTAATGATGATGTC